TCCACTTAAATCTGACACTTCACCTTTGTCATTCAAGAACTTCTTGATAAAGTTACTTATATCTGATTGTTGATTTGCAACCGAAGAATTATCTTTTAATCCGTACCTAAATTGTTTTTCACCGAGTTTAAAATCAAAACCTTTGAAATCTTCGTTAAAATAATTTTTTGTACGTCCTTGAAAATCTTCAGTTCGCTGCTTTATAGTTTGCTGCTCTTCGCTGTATCGATTGAAAAAGTCAACTGCTTTTTGTTGTTCTTGAGTTACGCCGGGTCTCAACTTGATTTCGTCGTAATATTTATCTTTCAGTCCCTCTAAAAAGCCTTTAGCTTTTGCAACTTCTTCTTTATACGCAATTTTTTTCTTACGTATATCTTTTTGATCATCTAGTTCTTCGTCCCATGTAAAATCTTCTAAAAGAATGCTTACATCTTCAGAATCTAAATGAGGTTTACTTTGGCGATAATATTCACGCAAAAGTGTATCGTTATCTACATTAGAATAGTCCGCGTTTAATCTTACATAGTCTTCTAATGTTCCACCGGTTTCATTCATAAAGTCTACAGCTTTTTGAATATTTTCCGGTAAAGGTTCTGCAGTGTCTTGCGATTCCTGCACGGCTTCCTCAACTTGTTCTTGCAAAGCTTCAGATTGCTCTTGAACCTCTTGTTCGTTTATTTCTTGTATTACAGGCTCTTCTACTTCTTCTTCGGAGGCCCGTACTTCTTCAACCACTTCTTCGCCGCTTTGCGGGTCTTCGGATTCTCCGACAGTAGCATTGCTCTCATCTGTTGTATTGATTTGAACGGCATCTTCTTCTTTTTTTTCAGTAAGATCTACCTTAATGGTATCACCTGTTTCTTGAATTTCTTCCGGCTTTTTAGACAAATCTACTTTAATAGTTTTAGGTGTCTCAGAAAGCTTTTTTATTTTTCGAGGCTTTACTTTAAATTCCCCTTCTTGTGCGACTGTTTCTGTCATAATAAAATATTATAAAATTAATAAAAATTACTTAGGATCAAATTGACCTAAGTCAAAACCACCTAATACATCAAATCCTGCAGATTCAAAGTTTTTTGGTAGCGTATCATTTTTACGCTGGTCAATTAATTCTGACTGTTGCGTTGCTTGTATTTTAGTGCGCTCATCTTTTCTATCTTCTTTATAAGCGTCTTTATTTTTTAAAGCTTCAGCTTGAGCTTGAGCTAATTGTTTGTTAAATTGAAATTCAAGTTCCATTAAGCGCATTTTTATTGCGGCTTCACGCTCAAGTTTTTGTATTTCAAACTGTGATTTACCTTGCTCTAGCTGCAACTTACTTTCAGTTAAAGCTTGTTGTTTTTGAAGTTCTGCCAATGCTGCCGCCTCAGAAGCCTGTGCATTAGCCTGCCCTTGAGCCTGTATAGTTTGTTGCTGCGCCGCTTGATCCGCTTCTTGCTTTTTTTGGCGTTTAATACGTAAATATTTATTTGCTAAATCAATATTATTAATATTACGTATTTCAATAGCGTCATCTAAATAAATAGAGCCAGATTGCAATGCTGCCTGAATATTACTTTCTAAAGATTGTTTTTCTTCAACATCAGGCTCAAGTTGTAAATAAATACCAAAGTCATGCAAATGCAAATTAGATATTTCTTTCAATGTTGATACATTAAAATCATTTATACTTTGTTCTAAACTTTCTTCTGTTAATGCAAATTCAAATATATCCTTTGCTTTTAAAGATATATTTTCGCATAGCCTAAGAGTAATATAAGATGCAGCTTGTAATATATGGCGTGTTGCCGTGTTTGAATTAGCTGCCGCTAATTTCTGTAAACCAACAAGTGCGTTTTTATCGGGCTGACTGCCATCTCTAGCTTCATTAAGACCGGTCACATCCCGAATCATCTGTAAATAATACTGATACGTATTAATAAGAGAGCCTATCTTGCCTTGCCCAGATGATGTTTGTAATTCTTGAATAGGAACTTTACCGGGGTTCATATCGCCCTCTTGTGTAAATGATCTTCCAACAATGCTACCAGTTTGGAAGTACATGTTTAAAGCCTCCGCTGGATTATAATTAGTTCCATTACCTAAATCAACTTCAGCTAATCCATCAACATCTACATAAACGCCATCCGGCACCATTCGGGACATCACTTGTTGGAGCTTAAGATGTGTAAGTTGAATCATATCAGCAAAGCCAGTTATACGACTAACTAAAGATTCAACCCTGCCTCTGTACATTCTAGGAGCTACTAAAGTATAATTCATTTCAACCTTAGGCGAATCAGCATACGGTCTAGTCATGTTTTCGGCCATATTCCACGACAACATTTTTTCATGACCTAATATTTTAGCACCTGTGTAAAGAACTTCAATAGTTCTTTCTACTCTTTCAAAATTATCATTAGTTGGAGGGTTAAATGTATCTGGCTTTTCTAAAGCTTTTTGCAAACCCTGTTCTGTTTCTTTAATTTTAAATACTTGCTTTTCAAAAGTTTTATATTCAAAAAACATAACACTTATTGTGTTATTATCATTCTGCCCATAATAATTTCTTACATAATCATTATTGCCTGGGTACTTTTGTATTTCTATAAGATCTTCTGGCGTAAGATAAGGAAACAATTTTGCAATTTCACTTAATGAAACTTGTTTTACTTCTCCTATGTAATACAGATCATCAAAATTAGGATCTTCAGTATAAGAATACACAAGATTTGCTGGATCAACATATTTAACTCGTAGGCCATTTGACTTATTATATTCTGTTTTAGCAGCGCCTATACCACATACGACTAAATCATAAATAAATCTTTTTCTAACCTCGTCATATTTATTTTTATCTAAAGAATTATTTATAAGTTCTTCTAATGCTATTTCAACAGCTTCTTTATAATTAAGCTGCATATATACTTCAAACTCATCCTGGTCTTTAGGTAAATTTTCTGGGTCTGGAACTGAAAAGAAATTAATACCTGTTTCTTGCGTAAGCTGCGTTAATGATTGCCGATTAAACATATCAGACATAACTGTTTCAGCGTATCTTGTTTTTTTCTGTTTAGCTATAGGATCTTGTGCGTACGCTTTTATTTCATAATTGCGCTGAGACATACCGTTCACAACAATATCTACAAACTTAGGTATCACTGGTACTGGTTTCCAATCTAAATTAAGATAAGATAAATCACCATTAATAGATAATTCATCTTTATATTTTTGAATTGACTGTTCACCGCGAGCATATAGTCTTCGTCTATGATATTCTTGAAAATTAGAAGTAAATCGATCTCCTCCACGGTTATTTCTAAACCACTCGTTTTCAATAGCTCTCGCTACTTGTAAGCCGTAATCTAATGTTTGCTTTTCCTCATTAGGTACCACCTGATCGGGAAACGAGCTTTTATAATTAGTATTAACCATTTATTATATTATTTTTGAACTATATCCTTTATTGTTATATTTTTTAAACCCAAGCGGAACAGATTTTATAATTTTTTCCGCAGACGGTCTATATCTGTTTTTGTTGCAGGCCATAATAGCTAAACCAGAACTAATTGTTGCGTCAAATTTTGTTCTGTTATTTATATTAAAGCCAGACCAATCTTCTAAAGTTTTTTGAAAGTACATATCGCCATACATGCCTTCTGTAACTTGTCCTATATAATTTTCTATATAACTTTCAATTGCAGCAGCGTGAGCTTGCTTAATATCCTCAGAAGTATTAGGAATTCCACCTATATCTTTTTCTGTAACAGAAAGCTTATTCCAAAGCTTGTCTGGCCTATTCATCGAAAAACCTCTATAACCTCTACGTTTTAAATAGTATAATAACCGAGGCTTATTATTTTCCGCAAGTATTGGCATACCATAAAAGACTAAAGCCATCAGAACATCTTCAAAAAATATTTCTGCTGTTTGTGGTCTTGCCACATACTCTAGAAAAAACATATTAGGAGGCGCATCCTCCATACTAAACTTTGTTAAACCATGCAAAGAACCTTTGGAGCCTCTTTTGTCAACTGTACCTGATATATCATATGAGTCACATCCAAATGCACCAACGTGCTCATTGCCTGGGTATTTAATACCATTTTTTACTATTACATGATTTTGTAAACTTTTAGGAGGTACCCAGCTAATTTTAAATCTTCCATTTTTATTTGGCGCAAATATTACATTACTATCTTGCTCACCATTTTGCCATTGGAAGCTGCCCTGCGTAACTTGCATGCTATTTTGTACTTCTTCGTTATAATCTATTTGCTCATAAATCTTAGTTAGATTAAATAAAGATTCTTTTGCCTCATCTCTAAAAGCGTGTTGTTCTGTACGAGGAAACTGCCGGTAGTACTCATTTAAACCCTCTTGATCATTTTTAAGACCATCAACCTCATTTTGCCAATGCTCTATAACCCCTTGGTCAATAATATCTCCATGTGGTCCTCTAACTTCTTTTTTCGGTGTATCGAAGACAGGGTGTCCATAAGAATCAATGAATCCTTCGTAGTTCCATTCCATAGGTATGAACAAAGAATATAGTCCCGAGCTAGTCTGTCCATTGCGGTTCCGTTTAGTAACGTTTGAATCTTCGTATAATTTTTTGAAATTTGCTCCACCTTTATCTAATGCATTTGAAGTTGAGCCCATCATACACTTACCAACGATTCTAGATCCTAATCTAAGTGTTGTTTTTGTAACTCGCCAGTTATTTAATATGTTATCCGGTCTTTCCCACTTTCCACTTTCGTCGTGTGCTAGCAGCTTTAATTTTTCTCCGTCGTACGAGTTGTCTCCCGTGTTCTTCCAGTCGATTGTAGTGTCGAGCCCTTCGAGTTCCTCCGGCCCTTGGCCCTGATCAAGTTTGCGCCTTGTGAGTTTTGACGCGGGTACTCTATACGCCAGTTCGGTTTTTGGCCGGTCCATTCCGTCTTGTATCGGTTTGAAAAAAAACGGATAGTTGACGGATATTGGTACAACTTTATCTGTGAACATTTTTTTAGCATCGGCTCCAGATTTGGACAATATCCCAAACCGTGAATCGGAAGATATTGTCGCTTGATTAACCAGCTCTCCTGATGCCATGAAAGAAAAACCAGAGCGTCTGTTTTTGAGATAGCACATTCCATAACTGCGTGAATCGGCTTTACATGCTTCCCAGAAAATAAAAAATAATCTGTTTGATTCTCTGAATTCTGCTTCGCCCACGTCAATTTTAGCCCACTGCAAGTACATGTAATGAGTGCCAGTGATATAAGTAGGAATATCTTTATTAACGAACGAAAAACCCTCATCACGGCGTTTGAATTCTTCGTCAATATAATCATAGTATTTTTCTTTAAAGTATTCAGGCATTTGATTCCACTCAAATACGCTTTTTATTTTTTTAAGCTCTTTAGGGTAGTCTATTCGATTCCACGTATTTTTTTTAAATTTATGCGGTTCAAATATTTTTGGTAAAGCTATCTTAAGATTTTGTATGCTATACACATCGCCAATCTCACCCGTTTTACTTATTACTACAACATCACTTTCTTTGTCGTAGCCGTACTTCCATTGCTTATACCTATTCTTTTTATTAAGAACTTTCTTGCTTATATAATCAGGCAGAACTTCAAACAATGTCTGTGTATAATTCATTTTGATCTACCCTCTGCAAAGCCTTTAAATGATTTAGCTTTAGCTGCTTCGTTTTCTCCTTCTAATAATGATCTTTCTTCGTCTATGCGTGTTAATATTTCAAACGCATCAAAGATTGCTAACTTTTTAGTAGCCGCAGCATTTTTAAGCCTATCCGCTGAAAGGTCGTCTTCAGTATCTGTTATAATCTGCTCTTCAGCAACGCGAATTAATTCATTAACTGCTTTTTGCCCAGCTCGGATTATATTCCTCTTCGTGTCCTTTACGTTCATACTTAATAGCTATATCATTTGATTTCATACAATAAAGACGTTCATCGTCTATAATAAATTCCCATTCGCTACTAGGCGTAAAGCCTACCAGGTCTCCTGGGTTAATTTGAAGCGCTTCTAGCGCATTATTACCATACTTTAGTATACCAATATGCTTTTGCTCTTTTTCGTTTGAATATGAGCTTGTTTCTTTAATTGGCTTTATAAAGCATCTATTATTAACCATGACCCAATTTTTATTTTTTTTATAGCCGTACACTTGGTCTGGATTAACAAAATACATATGATCTTTAAAATATGTACTACCATTTTTTTCTTTACCTTTGATATCATAATATCTTCTAAAGATATTGTGGTGTATTAATATGATATCGCCAGCTTTTATACCTGTATTAAAAGCAGCAGGGGTAGAAATTACTATAGCTTCTTTATTTATATGACGAAAGCTTTCTATACTTGTATTTAGTAGCAGGCTAGTGTCGCCTACTTTTTTAGTATTATTATATCGTTCGCCTTTGGGTTTAACTATAAATTGGTATAATGATTTCATTAGTACTCAAGATCATACTCAACAGATATTGCCATGTTAGAATTAAATTTCTTCCACGGCAACAAATCTGACTTTTTCTTAATATAAATATTGTAAGAAGAATCTTTATCTTCAAATAATATAGCGGATATTTCATGACCACCATATACTTGCTGACCTACTGAATAATGCATTGCGTCATTTTTATAGTCTGACCCAATGCTAATCTTCCTTATTAGATTCATCTTTTTCAATTTTAGAATACTCGCCAGTTTCTAGATTGATGCTAATAGAACCATATTCTTCTTCAAGTTCTAATTTAAATTCTTCAACATCTTTATTTAAACCGGCTAAGTCGTGCAGTAAAGCGTGTTTATTAGACTCTACTATGCCTATTTTATTTAATAATGAATTTAAAGCAGTTTGCTGCTTATGTAACTTTTCTAATTGCTCGTCTGTAATTTTTGACATTTGATTTAATTTAATTATTATTGTTGGATTTTTTTGATTTTTCCCACGTGCGTCCAACAAAATACGCGCCGTAGACTGTTATTAATAATGATTGAAAAATTGGAATATATTCTTGTGCAACTTCAAAACCACCTACATTACCATCAGCAAATGCTAGAATAGTAAATATAGATGTAAGATACACTAACACAAGCGGCCGAATGTTTTTTGATAAAAATGAATCTGATTGCATATCCATTTTCCATCTTTCAGTCACTTGCGTTTGCGCGTCTTGATCTGCTTTTTCTAATAGCTCTTGTATTTTTTGTTTAGCGGCTAATCTTTCTTCGTCTGTAGTTGTAAGTTTATCAATTACATTACCTACGTCTTTAATTATACCACCAGATAAAATACTTAAAAGCTTTTTCATTAAATAATTTTTTTAGTAAACAATTTTGAAGCCAGCTTATAACTCCAGCCAAAAAATAAAAAAATAGTACTAAAACCTAAAACATAAGCCATCATATCATGGTGAAATTGTTCCATATAAAATAGCCTCCCGTTAAATAGATTTAAAATAGCACTACATGTAATAAATATAAATAAAATTAAAATGGTTATTTTTTTCATTGTTTTAATATTAATTTTAAAATGATGCTTTTCGAACTCCTTTGCCGTCAAAAGATCCTTTATCTTTTCTTTTAGCCTTTTTACCAAGCCCTGTAAAACTACCGTAACCAGAGTCATCAAAAGCATCAGCTACACTAAAATATGTTTCGCCTTTTTTTACTCTAGCTCTGGAAGTATCATAATTTTTTTGCTCCTGATTTTTTAATATCTGCATATTAAGGTTATCCTTTCTACTTACCGATGCAGGCATTCTTTTAGGGTCAGGTGTAATTAAATCTCTTGCTTGATAGCCTACGTCTTTTATAAACTGTCCTGCAGTATTAAGGATTTTTCTACCAGTACTAATTTCAGGCTTTTTCTTTGTTTTTGCACCCATCATCATTAAGCCAGATTCGCTATCTTTAAGCATAAGTCCGGCTGCTTTGTTTTTCATTTGCCCCTTTAGTACATTAGCGGGCGATTGTTTATATGCCATTTTGTTTGTTTTTAATTATTATTATTATTACCTATTTTTTACTTTTTTGACTTATTATAAGCTTCTTTTTCCCAAGGTAAATTTTTATCACCTTCTTTTATACTAGATCTAGGTATTATTCTACCCATCCAATATATATTTTTATCATCATAATCAAGATCACCTCTACGCATTTGGTTTATATGCACTTGCTCATGTTTAATGACATCTTTAGCTTCTAATGGTGATAAGTCTTGATCGATTATTATTGTGCCATTATTATTAGCTTTACCTAAAACGCCTTCTTCCATGTCTACAGAGTACACAGGAGTTTCATCCATTTTAAACGGCGCGGGTTTCATTTTAAAAGCCATAGTTTATTTTTTACCGTATGGTACAACTTTGTTAAGATATGCTTGGCGCTCTTTACAACCACAACCACCTGGTATATTTAAACCATTAGCAACTTGCTCTGCAAACTTATCTATACCTGTAGCTTTAGTAGCACGCGCTATAGTATCGCCTAAGCCTCTATCTTTCATTACTTAAGATCTTCTACTGACCTAATTATTTTAGCGTCTGGATTATCTTTTTGGTATTGCTCCATTGCATAATCCATTTTACTTTTACCCCCGGCATAAGCCTTTTGCGAACTTAACAACGATCCAGCAACACCAAAAGCACCGGCTAAAACTTTTTTGCCTGCTGATTTTAATCCTTGCTTTATAGCTTGTTTTCCTAAAAACTTTGACGCGTCTTTTATTCTTTGTTTTTCAACTGCATCATTTGTTGAAGAACCAGAGCCAGATAATTTTAAAGGGCTTGTAAACCTTGAAGGCGTACAGTGTTTTGATGTAAACGGTTTATATTTCATATTAACAATTCCATTTTCTTCGTGCAGCTCTACCTCTTTCAGACTTCCAGCCTTTAGATCGTGCACAAAATGATTTTCTACGTTTATATGCTTTACTTCCTTTTTTAAGCTTTGATGGTGGTGTAGTTACAGCAGTTGATAGTTTACTACCTGGATTATCTTTACGATATTTCTTAACGCCTTTTTCGGTCATACCCCCACCAGCTTTACTACCAGTGCCACTGCCTTTTTTTACTTCAGCATAATAACCTTTAGATTTCTTCCTAGATGGAGCATCGCCTTTTTTAGTAAACGGTGAGTTGTGCTGAACGTACATAATTATTGTTTTGCTCGTTGAGTAATAGGACCAGCTTTATAATCAGTAGGATATTTTTTAATTTCCATACCGTTTATGCCTGAGCTGCTACCTTTTCCCATAGGAAAACCTGATGTATCAATAGGCCCATCCCACACGTGAGACTCTCCTACTATTCCGCCTTTTAATGGTTGTTTTTTCATAATTATTATTTTACGTTATAAGTTTTTCCGCCAACTTCAAATGTGCTTTTACCCTCCGCTTTTGCATCTTGTACAGCTTTAGAGAATGCATTACCATTTAAAGGTGAATCTTTCATAAACAAGGGTGCGTTCATGCCGCCGGCACCATACTGACGCATCTCAGGTGACCCAGTCATACCTTGTATATTTTGCTGAACCTGTGGCGTAAAACCACCGCCCATTGGCGCCATTTGAGGAGGCACCATTGTTGTTTGCATTGGCTGTCCCGTCATAGGATCTATTTGAGGATTACCCAAACGCATTATTGGATTTTTTGTATAAGCCATAGCTATCTTTCTTTATCGTTATTTATTCTTTTGATTGCAACCTGAAGCATCCTATCTGTATACGCTTTACTTTTAATTACACTTTGTGTTGCGCTGCTGGGAATATCTTCTTCACCTGTAAGTATTCTATAAACACGGGCTAATAGCTGTGTTGTTTTTAAAGATACTTTATATAGACTGCCTTTGCTATCTGATTTGTTACCTCTTCGCCATAATACTATCCAGCCTTCTTTTAGAAGTCGTGAAAACCTATTATTGTCCCAGCTGTATGCATATGTATCAAGTTTAAAATCTGTTTTACTAAAAAAACCTTGACAGTCTAAAAATAAAAGAAGCTCCAGATCTGCATCTTTTATACCGTAATTTCTGCACGCCCATCTTCTAACTATACGGTAGTGCTTTAATACGTTTGAGTCACGCAAATCTGAAGCCTTTATTGTTCTCATAATATAACGACTACATCCTGCGCTTTGATTACATTGTACACTTTATTTTCTAACTCAATGGAATGGCCGGCGTGCCTATCATAATAAATAGCATCGCCAGCCTTTATTCCCACTATATCGGCGCCCGCTGATATTACGCTTGCTTTTGCGTATCTTATATCTTCACGGGCATTTTCTGCAATTAGCAGACCGCCTTCTGTTTTTTGTGAACCTTGTTTTTCTTTTTCTACTATTAAGTAATATCCGATCGCTTTCATAACTGTTCTATTCTAACGTTATTAATTACACAATCGGTTGATATAATTGTTGTGGCTACTGAAGCCGCGTTCCGAAGAGCGCTTTTAGTAACAAGTAGCGGGTCGATAATTCCAGATTTAATCATATTCACCATACCCCCTGTAACAACATTTAACCCTCTGCCTTTAATAGTAGGCTCTTCAAATTCTTCAATACCTGCATTACTAAGTATCGTATAAAAAGGCGCTTTAATTGACTTATAAAGTAGTTCTTCGCCTTTGCCGTCAGCTTTTATTTTCTGAGCAGCATTTAAAAGGGCTATTCCACCACCTGGTACTATACCTTCTTTAATCGCGGCTTTTGTAGCACATATAGCGTCTTCAACTCTATCACGCTTTTCTTTTAATTCAACTTCTGAATTAGCGCCGACTTTTACAACGGCAACTTTTGCAGATAACCTTGCCAATCTTTTTTCATACCTAATTTTATGGCCAGGCAACATTGGCTTTTCAAGTTCTTCTTGTATTGTTTTAATTTTTTCTTCTACCTCGTTAGATTTACCCTCAACTTGTAGAACAGTTTCTTCTGAATTAGTAACAGCTTTAACACAGGTGCCGAGCATTTCAATGTCTATGAGATCCATATCGTCTCCAAGATCCTCATTAATAACCTTAGCTCCTGTAAGCATACAAAGGTCCTGCATGACTTCCTTTCGCGTTACACCATAAGTTGGTAAATCAATTACATTAACCTTTATATTGCCTTTCATTTTATTCATTGCAAGAGTGTTCAGCACTTGAGGCTCAACATCTGCAATAACTAATAATGCTTTATTCTTTTTTATAACATGTTCCAACACCGACTGAATTCTACGTATATTTGGTATTGGCGATTCCGATATCAATATATAAGGGTTATCCAGCTCTGCAGCATTTATATTTTCGTTTGTTATAAAGTGATTAGATTTAAGCGGCTGATCGTATTGTACACCATCAACAACCTCTATTGTTGTATCGGGCTCATCTGTTGTTTGCATAATAACCACACCTGTATTTCCTACAGATTTAAATGCATCGCTTATAAGCTTACCAAGTTCTTTATCATTGTTTGCAGATATAGTAGCTACTTGGTCAATCATATCACCGTCAACCGGTATTGCAATCTTTTCTAAATATGCAATTACTTTTTCAACACCACTTGCAATCCCTTCTTTTAATGTTCGCGAGCTATCTTGATCTAATGCTTTATATGCATTTTTAAGAATTGAATGCGCAAGTACAGTTGCAGTTGTTGTACCGTCGCCGGCTTCTTGTACGGTTTTACGAGCAGCATCTTTTAAAAGTGTTGCGCCCATATTTTCAACAGGATCACGCAAAAATATATTATTTGCCACTGTTACACCGTCTTTTGTAATTACCGGATTTCCTTTATCGTTTTCAAGTATTACGCTAAGACCGCTAGCCCCGAGTGTGGAGCTAACGGCTTTTGTTAGCTTTTCAATACCATTGTAAACCTTAGAGCGAGCGTCGCTACCAAAGTTTAAGTTCTTAACTATTGCGTCAGACATATTAAATTAAATTAGATTATATTAGACAAATGTCTTATTCGAAAGTTTTTACAACTACAGGTCCTTTTGCGAATTCAAGCTTTTTGCTATAGTGCTCAACTGAAGCGTCAATTGCTGCTTCTGCGCCTTCAATAGTTTCTCTTCGCGTTACGTCAACCCAATCGTTATTTTTGCCTGGATTAAGGTATTCGGTTTGAAAATATCCATTTGGTAGTTGTACAATTCGCCAATTTTTTTTATCAACTAAATGATTTAAAAACTGGACTTCTTCTTCGGTTATTTTTGGAGAAGTTGTTCCCCAAGAATAGGTTCTATAATACAGTGTCATAGGTTTTGGTTTTAATTAATAGTTGGTTTACTCTATCCCGAGTAGGGTATATGTTATATATTACTGGTTTTTAGCAATTTTTACCAAGGCACATCTTTAGCAACCGATGTAGGGTTTATCAATTCAGCAATCTGCGAGTCTAAACCAGCCTTTAATTGGTTAACGTCTAAATCGCTAGCTTCTAGCCAACCTACAACATCTGATTCCTTTAAACTGTCAAAAGCTATATAGCTATTAGGGTCCGGCGCGCCCACGTCTTGAGTACCAATTGAGGTTGCTAAATATGCATTGCCTTCTTTATCTTTTTGATCTGAGGTAGCTGTATAGCTCCAGTGTACATTATAAACAACGTCAGAAAGGCTTTCTTCAGTTGGGTGTACATCAAGTTTATTTATTGTCCAATTATATGTATTTGCCATTTTTTATTAATTTATTTGTCTTCTAAGGTTTGTATTTTTTTTTCTAAATTTTTTATTTTATTATTTAACTCTTTTACAGAATTTATTAAAGCGAAAGTTAATGCATGGCTATCAAAGTTGTAAAGCTCTGTATTTTCTTCATCTTCTTCATTTAGCTTGGCATTATATTTTTTAACCGTTTCGGGTATAATATCTTTTACTTCCTGGGCTATAACACCAATATTATTTTTATCATTAGTATCAAATCCTGCTTTTCCATTGTAATCAAAAAGCTTTGGTTCAATTTGCAACAGCTCTTGAAGCCCTGTTGTATAAGGCCGTATATTTGTTTTTACTCTTTTATCAGATACGATAGTCCACGCACTAGATGACGGTTTGGCTGCTGAGTCGGTTCCTAGCTGCAGCTTGAATGACGGGCTAGAAGTACCAATACCACAATTCCCATCGAGAATTAATATATCTGAATAAGTACCTTTTATTTTAGCTCCGTCACCAATTTGCTCTATATCTCCAAGTTCAAAAACAGTGCTACTATTTGGTGTTATTTCAAACCAGCTATCACCTTGGCCTTGAACCTTAAACGCAGCAGTACTTTGGGAGCTATGATCAACATGAAGCCTTGCTGATGGGGATGTTTCATTAATTCCAAAGTTGCCACTCGAATTCAATACAGCTGCTGTTGACCCTGAAGCTTTAAAAGTTATTCCACCACTTGTAGGGTTTAATTCTATATTTCCAGATCCTTGTAATGTGAACGTTGCTCCTGATAAACCGTTTTGTATTGCTAGTCTGTTGGAAGCGCTACCTCCCCATTCTAACAGATTATATTGCCCTAATCGAATGTTTCCTGACACATCAAGTTTAGCACCCGGCGAAGTTGTTCCAATACCTAAATCACCCGTATTTCGTAAAGTCATTTTGGTGTTAGCATTATGCGTACCTCCAATTCCCCAATAAATTGTTCCGGTTGAAGAAGCGTTTGTGATATAATATGAACCTCTATTTCCTATTATACCATATCCGCTAATCCTTGTTTGTTCCCCCGCTGGGGTTGGGTTGCCAGTATCAAGACCGTCAATAATAGCTGCATTGTTGAAACTTGCTGAACCGTTGACATCAAGTTTAGTTGAAGGCGAAGATGTGCCAATGCCGACGTTGCCCTCTGAAATGTGATTGCTAGTTCCGTCAGTATAGAATGCAATTTTTTCAACACCGGCATTGTACATATGCAACCTTGCTTTACCGCCCGCTTTTTCAGCTAATTTTATTAAAGGATTCGTGTTTGCATTTGCTTGAATTGTTATTCCTGAATCAGCAGCGCTTGTTGAATTTGATTTAACTGTTAAAGGTGAAGTGGGCGAAGTTGTTCCGATACCAACGTTGCCCCCGTTAAAATATGAATTACCGTTTGCCCGAATAACAGTTTTAATTGTGTTTGTGTTGTCATACACTCCAAAATAATAACTATCCCTGTGGAATATAAATCTATTTGAAGTTCCGTCCGTCCCTCTTGTAATAAATAAATTTGAAGACGTTCCACTTGTTGCGTTATCTCCGCTTGAAAGAAACCAGCTGCCTCCAGCAGTTGCAAAATTCACAGCAGCGTATCTTGTTGTACTGCTTGAATCATGTATTCTAACAATTGGATTGTCAGAGCTAATAGTTAATTTTTCAGAGGGTGAAGCCGTGCCGATCCCTACGTTGTCACCACTGCTGCCGTTTAAAATTAAATCGTAACCATTATTTGCCCTTAGTTCAACGTCGGCGTTGTTGATTGCCCTAAATCTATTTGAATAAATTATATTTGTACTATTATCAACTCTTATATGTCCAGCAACGTGAAGTTTTTGACCCGGTGAGGTCGTTCCTATTCCTACGTTGCCGCCATTAAAATAGCTATCTCCATAGGTTCTTACAAGAGTTGTAACTACTCCGCCGTCTGTGCCTTTTAAAACCCCGCCAGAAGAATTTCCTTCGATTCTCATATAATGATTTGCATCATAAAGTGCGGCAACATGCCTTGTTCCAGTAGCTTGTATATTTCCGTCAACTGTCAGTCTTTGGCTTGGAGAACTTGTTCCTATTCCAAAATTGCTTCCTGTATTTATATAACTGTCGCCGTTACCTCTTATCTGAACAGTTTGTGTTCCTGAACTAAATATTTGCAGATACCCTTCATCAGCGTCCCTTGTTAGTGTAAGTGCAGTATTTCCTAAGTCACTTTCTTTGAGAAATATTCTACCACCACTGATTGTCATGTCACCGCCCGAATCAATTTGCATTCGTTCTGTTGCATTTGTATAAAAGCGAATAGGTTTTGCCCCTTGTGTATAAAGAAACATGTCGTCACTCGTTCCAGTTGTTCCAACATATCCGGTCCTTGTGCCGGTTGAATCTCTAAAATCAATAAAAGTACCGTTTGCGTCAGAATTGTTGTTTTGTAACCTAATAATGCTGCCGTCGCCTTCAGCATGTAGCTTTGCGCTTGGTGAGGTCGTCCCGATACCAACGTTGCCACCACTAGTGATACGCATTTTTTCTGTGTCATTAGTATCAAACGCCATAGAATCGTCAGCATGCCTATACACTATTTGACCTACATTATTATCCCCTCCAGCATCCGCAAAATCTACAGAACTAATAGCACTTGCTGCAGCTTTTATTTGAACGCTAGCGCTACCCGATGGGTTATAAGCTCTAATTAAATCAGGCCCTTCAATATCTAGTCTATAGCTTGGGCTAGTTTTTCCAATACCGATGTTGCCGGAGGTGTTTAATGTTACTCTAGTTGCACCATTTGTTACATCTCTAATTTGAAATTTTTCACCATCAGACTGGTCAATTCTTAAAACATATTCTTGCGCAGATGTTTTTAATTTTAAGAACGGGTCGCCTGTAGAATTATCAATTATTATGTCGCCTCTAGATGTTAAATCTCCATTAATATCCAGCTTAGACGCAGGCGTAGTAGTTCCGATACCAACATCTCCGGCGTTAGTAACTACCATTCTAACATTGCTATTAGTTGAAAAAACTAAATTAGTAGCATTAGCGGTTACATGCTGATTTCCGTACCTTAGCCTAGACCCGACTGTTCCATCTAAATTTATATAAGCAGACGAATTAGCCCCTTTTATTAAACCAGTTGAGGTTTTAATAGTTCCGTTTACTTCCAATTTTTCACCCGGTGAAGTCGTACCAATTCCAACATTACCTCCTCCATTAACTAAAAATAAAGCTGGGTCTGAACCTTTTCTTATAATAAAGTCAGGTTCATTTGTTCCAGAATCCATTCTGAAATCAAAACCGCCGAAGCCATCAGAAGGTTCGTCTTGTATGCTTTCAAACCTAACATTTTGGTCAGTAACTTTAATCGACAATGCTTCTCCGGTTGTGCCTTGCCTTGTGACATAAAAAGGTGTTGTACCGGTATTTGTATTAAATATTGCTTCACCATTTACCTCTAATTTTGCGCTTGGCGAACTTGTTCCTATCCCGACGTTACCTCCGCTATGTTGTAGAGTTAAATTGCCACCAGTATTATGAAATACTTCAAAATTACTTCTTCTTGAAACAGTTGCAAATGTTGACCCTATATTTTGTATTGTCCCTTGAGGCGTGCCTCCTTCAGAGAATTTAATACCACTAAAACTTGTAGATGTTGGATGAGTAATTTCGATATAAGACGCATCACCTTTTACTGCAAATTTTTCTCCAGGACTTGTCGTGCCGATACCAACATTAGTGCCATTGTCGAATATTTGAGAATCAGTTAATGTATTTGCATCTGACCATTTAGAAACATAATTAGTAGTTCCGCTACCGTCTAATATACTGCCGTCTGTTTCAATTACATTGCCAGATGAATCAACCGCTAAGTTTTTAGTTGCGGTACCTGTAAATGTGCCGGAGCCATAGTTATTAAATTGTAGTTGGCCGGAAGTAGTAATCACCACTCTGTCGTTTCCGCCGTTTGTTTGAAATCTTAATTGACTGCCGGTACTTGACCTTATGTAACTATTATTGTTGTCGTGAAATAATTGTAAATGTCTATTGTTTGTTGTGTCTTCAATTCTAATTGTTGGCGTTGTGACGTCTGCAATATGAAGTTTTGTAGCCGGGGAAGCGGTTCCAATCCCGACGTTGCCGCTTGTGTTTAAAGTCATGACAGTACTTGCGCCATTGACCTGAAGTTTTATGCCATTTCCTGATTGACCTCTGTATAATGCGTAACCACTATTCCAACTCAATTCGCCATGACCAGCTGACGACCCCCATTTCATTACGCCGTCACCAATTATTTTTAATCTACCATTTGCGTTTATAGCAACATCACTAGTAGAAGACGTGTTTACCTGAAGTTTAGAATCAGGCGAAGTCGTTCCGATACCAACGTTGCCGGAAGAATCGATTCGCATTTTTTCACTTGCGCTTACATTAAAAGCTAAAGAATTTCCGTCATGCCTATAAATAATTTTTCCAACGTCTGAATCAATAGGGTCGCCAAATATAATTTCTCCAGTGCTTAAATTTCCACCTATTAATTCAATTTTACTTGAATCATAAGCGTTTGCAGTATTCGATTCAATTTTTAAAGTCGCCCCGCCTGAAGAATCATAAATATGCAAATTTCTTGCCGGCGAAGTCGTTCCGATTCCGACATATCCATTGCTTTTTTGAATTGTCATTACATCGGTTGAAGTACCGTAAGAAAAGAACCCCAATTTGTCGGTTCCCGCGCGGTATCTAATTTGCATGTCATTGGTGTCACTTGTTTGAAAATCAATTCCCGGGTGTTCACCTGAAATACCGTTTAATCTTATAATACCTTGACCGCGCAATTCTAATTGACGACCCGGATTTGTCGTTCCGATACCAACGTTACCGCTTGAATTTATTCTTAACCGTTCCGAATAATTAGTTGACAATATTAAGTTTCCACTAGTTGAACCAATTCTCACTTGGTCAGCAGTTGAAGCGGTATTTGAAAAACAAATAAAAGAATTTGCTCCTGAAGCGCTTTCAAAACTTGCAACCATGCTAGACGAGCTTTGCTTTACATGAAATAAGCGCGCTGGTGAAGTTGTTCCGATGCCGACGTTACCGTTTAAATCTAAAGCAAACGCATCAGCGTCGGTTGACGGTCCCATTAAAAAAGTGCCACTAGCGTTTTTGAACATTCTATGCGAAATAGCATTTGAACTTGTTAAAGCTATACCGTCACTCAAAGTGTCACCGTCTTGTCGCACTATTAAAGTCCCCCCTGATGTAGCTACACCGGTTCCCCCGTTTACTTCCAATTTACCAGCCGGCGAAACCGTTCCAATACCGACGTTGCCGCTTGAATCGATTCGCATTCGTTCTGTTGCATTTGTATAAAAGCGAATAGGTTTTGCTCCTTGTGTATAAAGAAACATGTCGTCACTCGTTCCAGTTGTTCCAACATATCCAGTCCTTGTGCCGGTTGAATCTCTAAAATCAATAAAAGTACCGTTTGCGTCAGAATTGTTGTTTTGTAACCTAATAATGCTGCCGTCGCCTTCCGCATGTAGCTTTGCGCTTGGTGAGGTCGTCCCGATACCAACGTTGCCGTTTTGAAAATATGATGTGCCGTTTCCTCTGACGCTAAATATTTCAGTTGTATCTTGTTTTCTTACAAGCAAAGGCGCATCACCTGAATCAACGCCCGCAGTTATTATAACACCGCTTGAACTTGCATTGTTTTGAAACCAGCCCGCCCAACCAGCAGTTGACCGAATGTTTCTTATTCCGTCGCCTATAACGTCAAGTTTAAATGAAGGCCCAGTTGTTCCAATCCCAACGTTACCAGCGTTGGTCAAGGTCATTTTGTCAGCGTTATTGATTCTAAACCTAATGCTTTCTGTTGAACTGGCATTTAAAAAAGTTTGACCGCTAGATGATTGTAGTAAAGCATAGTTGTTTGTTCCCAAACTTATATGTTTGAACCCAGCGTAACCACTTATTCCTATATTTCCAATAAGTGATTTTCCAATTTCAGCCGAAACGTTGTCGCCAGGACCTACAGAAAGTTTTTCACCCGGCGAAGTCGTTCCGATACCGACGTTGCCCCCGTTAAAATATGAAACACCGTTTGCCCGAATGACAGTTTTAATTGTGTTCGTGTTGTCATACACTCCAAAATAATAGCTATCCCTATGGAATATAAATCTATTTGAAGTTCCGTCCGTCCCTCTTGTAATAAATAAATTTGAAGATGTCCCGCTTGTTGCGTTATCCCCGCTTGAAAGAAACCAGCTGCCCCCAGCAGTTGCAAAATTCACAGCGGCGTATCTTGTTGTACTGCTTGAATCATGTATTCTAACAATTGGATTGTCAGAGGAAATAGTCAATTTTTCAGTGGGGTTTGAGGTTCCGATTCCGACGTTGCCCTCTGAAATGTGATTGTCAGTTCCGTCGGTATAAAACGCAATTTTTTCAACACCGGCGTTGTACATGTGAAACCTTGCTTTACCGCCCGCTTTTTCAGCTAATTTTATTAAAGGATTCGTGTTCGCGTTTGCTTGAATTGTTATTCCTGAATCAGAAGCGCTTGTTGAATTTGATTTGACTGTTAAAGGTGAAGTCGGCGAAGTCGTGCCGATTCCAACATCGCCGGAAGTAGTAATCACCATTCTGTCGTTTCCGCCGTTTGTTTGAAATCTTAATTGACTGCCGGTACTTGACCTTATGTAACTATTATTGTTGTCGT